CCGTCGGCTACGTGGACTTGTACCTCCTCAATCACAGAGAGGTCAAACTGGTCCTTCTACTGGGTGACACTCGCCAGAGCGTACGCCACGAGAAAGAGCAGGAGGCCCTCATCTCACATCGGGCGCCGGACATCGAGCGTTTCCGTGCCTGGTGTGGCTTCTACCTCAACTTCACGCATCGAAATGCCCAGAACTTCGCTAACGCCCTGGGCGTTGTCGGCCTAAACCCCACCCGCGGTTTCACCTATACCGCGTCAGCGGTCCCCGAGGGGTTCACAGTACTTACGCCCTCACAACCGCAAGTTGACGCCTTCGCGGACGCAGGCCGCTCTGCCGTCACCTACGCGGGGTCTCAAGGACTCACCGTACCCAAGGTGTGCATCAACATTGAGCGTGCCACCACGATCTGCAGCGACCGCGTCATGTACACCGCACTCTCCCGCGCTGTTGACGAGATTGCCTTCGTCAACACCGTGTCCGACCACCCCGATTTTTTAGCTAAACTGGACGCCACGCCCTACCTCAAGACATTCCTCCGCCTCACCCGTGAAGAGCCCGCCCCAAGCGTGGATGAAGAACCGGTTTACGTCCCCGACCCCACACCGCGCACACACATCCCAGTGGAAGAAGCTGAAACCCTTCTCCAGGAACAGACTGACGACATGGGCGCTAAGGAGGAACGCGAGATTTGGACTGCCACCCACGGATACACTAACACAGTCCAGACTGACGATCCCATCGTACAGGGGGTCCCGCACCAGCAGGCTAAAGATGAAGCCCTCTTCTGGAGCACCATCGAAAAGCGCCTGACCATCTCCACACCCGAGCGTAATATCCGAGAGCTCCTCGACAAAACCGACCTTGGTGCCGTTTTGTTCGAGAATTACCGTACGGCCATGCACCTGCCCAAAGAGCCCCAACCTTTCGAGCCTGAGCTGTGGGACCAGTGCGTCGCCGAGGTCACACGGACTTACCTCGAAAAGGACGTGTCTGCCATAGTCAACGGAGCTGCACGCCAAGATCCGGACTTCGACCGCCATGCCATCGCGCTCTTCCTGAAGAGCCAGTGGGTTAAGAAACCTGAGAAATACGCAGCACTCAAGAACAAACCCGGTCAGACCATAGCCTCCTTCATGCAGTCTGAGGTTATGAAGTATGGTGTGATGGCACGCTATATGAGGCGCATGCAGCAGAGGACCCAGCCCGACAACCTTTACATTCACTGCGAAACCACGCCTGCTCAACTGAATGACTTTGTCCTCGACCACTGGCTCTTCGACCGTGATAACTTCACCAACGACTACGAGGCCTATGACCAAAGTCAAGACGGCGCCACGCTCGCCTTCGAAACAGCCAAACAACGCTATTACTCCATTCCGACTCACCTCACTGAGAGCTATGTCGAGCTGAAGTGTAACGCCAGGGTCTTCCTGGGGGTGTTGGCCATCATGCGGCTCAGCGGCGAAGGGCCAACGTACGACGCGAACACCGAGACGAATATCGCTTATACGCACACGAAGTATG